CCCGCGACAGTCCTCATCGTAATACCACGGAACGTGGTATTCGACGAGAAGAGCCAGAGGGCACGTTTAACGTGCTCCGAGGCTTTTCCTTCCAGAACATCCACTATGGCTTTGCCAATAACGGGTGGAATCTTATCCATAGATTCAAAGAAATCATAAGATTTCTCGTCTGGTAGGGGAAACTCAAGTCCTCCCAAATATTTTGGGAAGTACATGAGTGCATTGTTCCAAGGTAAGTAGGACGCGAAGCGTTCTCTAAATCTGCCGATGGCAAATTCCTTGAAACCGTCGAACCCATCAGGAAGCCAATTCAACTTCTTGACGAAGAAGGCGCACTTCCCAAGTGCGGGATTCTTATCATCCCTAACCAAGGTTACCTTGGAGCAAGGGGATAACAATCGAACCTTCAATGAGTCGACGTGGACTGTCTTTTCATAAGGTGACTCCCATAATGGGAGGTCCAAGTTAAACTTGGTTAAACCCTGTTTTCGAAACAGGAGTTCCTCAGAAAAGAATGCCCCTATCTTCGATAGGAAGCACTTGTCCCATGAGACGACTGCCCCGAGTAACTCGAGGTATTCGTCTATCAAAAGGAGATACTCCTTCTTGCCGACGGCAATATGGTCATCTCCTGCTGTAGAGAAAACTCTCCAAGGAACCTTCGGTTCCGGGAGAGATAACATCTCATCTAATGAGATGCCTTTCTCCCTGGACATATAATCCAGAAAGGCCAGCTCCTCAGCCACCAAAATAGTGATGGTGAGAGCCGCCTTGGTTCCAGGATCTCCCATTAGGGAGCCCCGGACCGTCTTCGACCCTAGATGCGGGTAGAAGAATCCTCCTTCCGCTCTCTCGATGAATCGGGGTGAGCAGAGGAGGTCGATACACAGGTCATAGTACAGACATGAGATGCCTGCACCCTGACAGAAGCCTCTAAGTAATTCTTTAGAGACCTTGTGTTCGAGAAATTCCGAGGCAGATTTTAAATCTGACGTCAAAAAGTACAGGTCCTCGACTTGGTCGAGACCTTCGGAATTTCCGGCGCGCTTAGCCCATTCATAGGCTTGGGCGGCCGCTCCCAACCCTGCAGTAGCTGCAGGGATGAACTCGAGTTGTGAAACTAACTCGTGTCCAAAAGGGGAAAGGAACAGGGTTAACCAATCCTCAGCAACGGTAACCGTTCTGGTTTTGTTACCCGGTTCCCCAATGGGGACCACTCTAATAGAGGGCGTCACACCTAAGGTATGACTGGCTCCCGGATCATGATGATCCGGCCCATTGATGGCTCCAGTCCTGATTCCTTCTTCGAAGGAAAACTGGAGGATCTGGTAGCCTGTATATTGATCCAGGCCATAAATAAGATCTTCATATATGAAGTCTTCCAGATCGATGTCGAAAGTGTTATCACTTTCTATAAGCAAACCTTTCGAAAGAAATTTCTCTTTCGGACGACACATCGTCATAAAGGTTCTTAATCCAGCCACGTATTCGTATGGCTGGCCAAAGATGGTAGAACCAGACTTAGTCTGGCTTGCTATTGCGTTTGCCCAGAGTGCGTATTTCATACCCACTCCGTGAGCTCGTCCCCCTGACCTTCGGCCAGAATCGAGCGAGGCACTGTCTGATAGGGAAAGATGGGCCGTGGACCTGTAATTTGCAGGTCGACGAGCCTTAGC